TCATCGAATTCCAAAATATTGAAATCCTTATCGAAACCTAAAATAACTTCCTTAATTCCTAATTTTAACAATACATCTCTATGCCAATTTGATATGTTAAATCCACATGTAGCAATAACAAATGCATTATCACCATAATATTCTTGTGCCAACATACAACTTTTTTCAGATTCTACAATTACAACTTTTTTAAATCTTTTTATTGCATTTAAATGTTCCCATAGTCCATAAAAATTCATATTTAAAGAATGAGAATATATTTCACCTTCTAATATTAATGGCATATATTTATTATCTTTATCTTTCTCTTGCAAACTTCTTCTTCTAATCCCTACTATTTCACCATAAATATTTTTATGAGGTATTATTATTGATTTTTGTGATTCATACCATGATATACCAAACTTTTGCATTGTAGGAATAGAAATACCCTCATCTATCCATCCTTGATAGAATATATTATTTTCAAAGTAATTCATTATATTTGGATTATTTATTTTTGGTAAATGAATTAATTCTTTAGGTTTTTTCCTTCTTATAGATAGATATTTATTGATAGTGCTAAATTCTTTTCTCGTTTCAGAATTATAATTTTTAGTAAATCCTTGTCTATTATTAATTCCTAATTCTTTAGCAATAAGTTTTAATACATCTGAAAAACTACCATTAATTATTTTTATTAAAAAAGAAAATATATTCATAAATCCACAATTAGTATAACAATAAAAAGTTTTTGAATCTCTAAAATAACATAACTTATGACTACTACCACCATGACATACTGTTTCAAACCATATTTCATTTTCTTTAATTTTATTTAAATAAGGATATATATTATAATTTGCTAATATATTCAATATATTTTCTTCTGTGATTATTTCAAGAAGGTAATCTTTATCAATCATATATTATTTACCTTCTTTCAAAAAACATTATTTATATTAATATTTTGTAATTCCTTTTTCTCTATTATTTTATATGTAGGAGTGTTTGAAATTATATCGTCATCCTCAATATTAATATATGTCTTTTTCAAACCTTTAACTTTACTACTGTCAATTTTATATTCATAATCAGTCACAAATAAATCATATGTTCTCATAGTATCATAATCTATGTATAGCCATATTTTAACTTTATTCCATTTACCACCTCTATTTTTATAAACAGAATAAACCAGATTAGGAGTAGGTGAATTTATTAATTTTCTTAATATTGGTTCTATTTTTTTTAATTCTTTTTCAGTAGGAGGCATTGCGATCATAGCACCATCTGATTTATTTATTATTGCTTTTGCTCCTGCAATTATTGTTTCATCTCTATTATTTTCATCTTTAGATTTATCATTTACTTGTGTTCCAGCATCTATGGAAACATCAAATTTTCTTGAATAATTTTTAAGTTTTGTTGATAAATTTGCTAACACTTGATCTTCTCTTACCATCATTCTTACTTTCGATTCTGCACCAAATTCAGCAGTTAATTCAACTGTAACATGTATATAATCAAACCATACATATGAAATATTATGTTGTATTTTATGTTCTTCTATTACTTCTGCAAGCATTTCAGAATCATAATTTGGAAGATATTCAAACCATATGTTTGCATCTTCTTCTAAAATTCTTATTGCTTCATCAACACGTTCTTCTTCATCATCTACATACATATTAAATTCAATATGTTCTTGAGGCACATCTGCTATATATGCCCAAAGTATAGGATCAATTTCTTCTAATAATTCCATTTCAGTTCCTATGTATAATCCACCGTTTTTTGTTCCATTGGGATTTTTAATCCATGCTTTTTTTTCTCTACTATAATATGCAGGAGAACAAGAATAACCTATATCAGCTATAGTTGTGCGAGTTTTTCCGATACCACTTCCGGCTGACTTAACAGTAAATCTTCTTTTCCTTAATCCATGAAGTATAGTAGTTAAATATGCACTTGAATATCCAATTCCCCAAGCAGTATCTTTTTTCCATCGTTCTTTTTGTTCTAATCCTCCTACACCTGCTTTTTTAGTATCTCTTCCTTCTCCTATACTAAATGGAGCAACAACTTCTAAATGTTTTCTTTTAAAATGATTAATTATATCCTGTATTGAACTACTATCTAATTTTTCTTGTTGGCTTTCAATAGTTATAGGATCTATTTCATTTGGATTAAAAAATTCTGATACACTAATACCATATTCTACGTATCTTCTTAATAATGTAAATTTTTTTAATTGATCATAATAATATTTAATATTTGTTATATTTGCTAATTCTTCTATATCTTGAATAAATTCAATTCCTTGATTTTTTTCAAATGTTTTATATTGTGTTTCATAATGAGAAAGATATTCATCAATTGTTACAGCATCTATAGTTTCTGCTCCATTTTTATATAAATTATTTATTGCTGCAAATATTAATTTATGAAAATCTTCAGGGAAATCAGATTTTGATATTTTATATTCTCTTAATAATTTAGGTTCTTGAATTAAACAACCTAATACTTCTCTAATTGCTTGTTTATTTACATAATTAGTTAATTTCTTTTTTGACATGGATAACCTCCATTTAAATTTCAAATTTCATTAATATCAATCATTGCTATATTTTTATAATTATCCTCCTTTCTATCTGATTTTTTAATAGAAATAATATTAATTTCATTAACAACATCTTGTATATTGATATCTTCTAAATTTTTTATAATATTTCTTTTTTCTATAAAAAATTGTTTTGCTTCTTCATAAATATAGGGAATAATACCTAATCCTTTCTCTATTTCTGGAGTATTATTTGTTTTAACATTGTAAAAAAAATCCAAAGTTAATTCCATACCTTTATATGTATAATTAAATTGTTCTTTAAAATTTTTTATTTGTGTAACCATAAAACCTGTAGGTGCATCAATTTCATAAATTTCACAAATAAATTTAATTAAATTTTTATAATCTTCGGATTCTTTGGTTTTATTTTCATAACATATTTTACAATAATATCTATTTTGATAATATATTGTTACTTCTTTATTATTATAAGATTCACATACTGGACATTTTACCTTTTTTTCTTTTTTCATAAATATCACCTAATTATATTTAATGTAAGTAAAGAGGAGCATATAATAACTCCTCTTTTTATGATTTATATATCTATTCTTCCTTATTTGCTATATCAGACATTTTTTCTTTTAATTCATCTAATAATTCTTCTAATACTTCTTGATGTTTTGTAGTACATTCACTAACTTTCATACCTTCACCTAGTCTATTTTCAACTGCTGTAGTATAAATAGTATATTCACCAGTTATATCTTTAATTTGTTTTGCAATTTCTTTTATTTCATCACATACTTCTTCAAATGTCATTTTAGTAGGAGCAATAGTAGGTTCTTTTTTATCAACATAAAATTCACTACCATCTTCTTTTTCACTTTTTTTAATAGCTTCTACTAATGCTTGCTCAACACCTTTGATAGTAAAAGGTTGAACAGAACTTTGAATATGAATCCATCTTGATCTTGCTTTAAAATATTTGCCATCTTTTAAATAAATAGTAGATAGAATTTCTTCACCTGTTTCTTCATCGAATCCATTAGATTCACAATATCCTACTATATCAACTGCATCTGCAATCGCAGCAATAACTCTTTTATTCCCTCTAGGTACATGGCGAGTATATTTCTTACCTAACGCATCTTTCATTTGTTTTTCAGTATCATGTCCAATAATAATTACAGTATATCCTTCATCAGTAAGACTATCTAAAAATTCATTAACATATTTAGTTACTGCTAAATATCCTGCTCCACCATCTGCATCACCAATTTCAGCAATCCCAAGTGTACTACATATGTATTTTTCTAACATTTCACCCATTTTATCTGCTGTATCAATTAAAATTGTATCATATAATTCTTTAACTTCTGGTCTTTTAAACTGCTTGCTAATCTTTTTTGTATCTGCCCATTTAGTAGGTTTAAAATAGGGTAATCCTGCAATAGCATTTAAACCATTTTCAAAAGGAATAGCAAAAGGACGAGATGCTTTTACTGCATTGGCAGTTTTGCCTGTGCCATTATCCCCATAAATAAACAAACTCTTGCCTTTTAAGGATTTTTCCACTACTGTAATATTAGGTTTCGTAAAATCCATTTCCATATTTAATGTTGTCATATAATATTTATTCTCCTTTTTATTTTTTATTTTATTATTTTGGGAATTATAATAAACATAACTCCCAAATAAACTTAACTATTTAGTAACTGGTAATTATTGTTAGAACGGCATATCGTCCTCATTCTCTACTGGTTTTGGTTTATTTGTGCCTAATCCTTTTCTGCCAGATGAGTTTCCTGTATTTTTATTATCCTTACCACCTTGATAACCTTTTTCTTTCAAATCATCTAATTTTGCTTTCCTCTCTGATAATGCAATTCTAATTGCTTCTGAACTAATGCCCATTTCATCATCTTCATCAAATGCTGGATCTGCTCCTGTAAGAATCATTTCTACATAAGATTTTCCTTGCGTAACTCTTTGCTTGCCTAATCCACCACTTTTTACAGGTTTAGCTTCTGCTTGATGTACTACAAAATCAATAAATAATTTAGCTGTTTGACCTACTTCATATGATTCTTCAAATGCTTCTTTAAAATTTACTGGTACAATAATATTTTTAACTGGAATAATATTACCAAAGAAATCTGTTGTAATTAAAGTAACTCTTAATCTACCTGTCTCTTTTTCATCTTCGCCTTTAACTTCTGGTACAATAGATTGAATATATCCTTCAATATCTGCTTCTCCTTTAAAACTATCTCCTACATTAAAATCATTGAAAAATTTTGCATCAATTTTTAATCCTTCTACAAGTTTATCTTTTTGATTAACATAGTCATTTACATTAAATTCACCTTGAATGGATACTAAAGTTGCTTCATCTTCTCCTACTTTAGCAACAGATTTGATTGATTTTACAGCAGACAATGTTTTATCATAAAGTTTATTTTCTTTTCCTTCTGCATTGAATTGTGCAACATACACTTCAAATCTTTTAGTATGTATTTTAGTATCTCCAAATTGAATTTCACCTTTAACTTTTACATCAGCAGATTTATTTTTATTCGTACCTTCTTTTACTTCAATTTCTG